AGATCTACATCGGGGTCGGCGCCGGCGCGGCGCCGGTCAACCTCGGCCTGACGACCTCGGGGCCGAGCAGCGGCCCTTACAGCGGTCACGCGATCCAGCTGCCGCCCTCGACCGCGGTCACCATCACCGGGGTCGGGCTCTATCAGATCCCGCCCTCGGCCCCGGCGACCGGCGTCACGGTCTACCGCACCTACGTCTTCGGCCAGGATGCCTTTGCCACGCTGAAGCTGGAAAACGTGCAGTGGTTCAGGCTGAACGACGCCGATAAGAGCGACCCCTTGAACCAACTTCGATCGGTCGGGTGGAAGTACCTGGAGGGCTGGGTAATTCTTAACCAAGCCTTTGTGGCTGCTATGGAAAGCACGGCATCTAGCACAGGGGCATTCGGGTAATACTTGGCGATTACATAGAGTGTTTCTCTAGGTAATTCGCCGCCGCCCTAAGGAGATGAGGCTTGTCGCGAAACCGGCCCAGTCCGTTATTGCACCCCTCGCAGAGCAGCGAGCGGACGCGGCCGGTTGCGTGGCAGTGATCGACATGAAATCGCTTCGTTCTGCCTCCTGGCTCGGATACCTCGCAGATGGCGCACCGGCCGTTCTGGGCGGCGAGCATCCGGTCATAAGACCCGTGCTCAAGGCCGTAGTGCCCCTTCAGTTCGTAGTCCGCATAGCGATCCGGGTTCTTTCGGTATCGGCGCTTCTGGCTTTCGTTCAACGCCGCTTTATCGGCCTTGGCATACCAGTCGGAGAAGCGTGCGAGTGCGCAGGCGCGGCAGGCCGAGTGAAGCCCGTCACCAAATGCTTTGTTGCGGTTAAACTCCGTGACCGGCTTCGTCTCCTTGCAGAGGGTGCAGCGTTTCATCCCCTCCGGGGCCCGAAAGCGGTGGGGCCGTTTCTGGTACTCGGCCAGCTTGGCTCGGTAGCACGGTTTGCAGGTTACGCTGAGGCCGTCCGACTTATTCCGGTCCCGGTAGAACTCGGAAAGTGGCTTGGTCTCGCCACACGCTCGGCACTGTTTCATGGCTATCCCCCGGCATCTGCCGTGGAAGTATAGCGAAACGGAGGAATAGTTCAATGGCAACGATGGGACTTCGGGTGAGCGTGCGGGTGCGGGTCGAGGCGGTGGCGGTGGGGGCCGGCCCGGCTGGGCTTGGCGGCCTCAACGCGGATGACCCGTCCTACGGGCAAAGTCTCCTGCCGGGGGCGGCGCCGTTCGCGCAGACGATCTATTTCCAGGACGCCGAGCCGGTGCCAGGGACTGCCGGATCGATCACGCTGGCGAACATCAAGACCGCGCTGGACGCGGCCTCGACGACCTTCGCCGGCTCGTCCGGCACGCCGATCATCAACCCGACGATCCTGGCGCAGATCAACGGGTTTTTTGCGGGACAAGGTTAAGGGCTGATGGCCGACATCATCCTGCCGCCGGTCCAGCTAGGCTCTTATGCCTGGCGCAACGTCGTGAATGCCCTCCGCGAGCACGACGATCCGCATCTCGCCGCCTGCGCCGACGCGATCGAAGCGCAGATGAACCGCCTCGACGGCTATTTTGGCGATGAGGTGGGCGGCGAGGTCGTATTCAAGGTAACCGCGACCCTGCGCGGCGGGGCTTGCGCGGTGGAGGGGTAGATGGCACTGGGTACTGCGGGCACGACGGCGGCCACTACGCTCACCGCCCTTACCTGGCCGGCGAGCATTGCCGACGTGGCGGCGCTTAATCAGCTCATCAAGGACGACCTGACGACGGGCCACCCCAAGGCCCACATCTCCGGTATTGGCGGACTCTCCGATTACGGCATCCTCTCGGTGCCGAACCGGGGAGAGATGCGCATCTACCCCGGCGATGTGGTGGCGGTCGACCCGAATACCGGGGGCGTCGTCCTGGTGACCGCGCTGGCGATCGCCGGCACTGATTGGGCCTTCGCCTGATGCCCAAGAGGGAATGGACCGAGGCGGAGCGGGCCGAGGCGGCCGCCAAGACGAAAGCCGCACACGAAGCGCGCCGTGCCAGGGCGGCCGAAATCGAGGCGCGTGACCAGCGTTGGGGTCGGACTGCCCCGGCGCAGCAGGAGGGTATCGAGACCGTGAGCCAGGAGCCGGAAGAAGTCGTCGAGGAGTTGGCGCTGACGCAGGAGTATTCCGCTCCAGAGCCAGAGCCGGAGGCCGCAGGGCCGGAGCCGACGACGCCGTTCGACATCTACCTCTCGATGCTGCCGCCGGAGACGCTTGAGCTTCTCGACATGGACGAACTGCGCAAGCACTTCGACGACGCCGAGCGGGAAGCCAAGTCCGAGCGCCGCAAGCAACTCGCGCAGCAGGCGCGGGACCGGGCCAAGGAGTCGGCGCGTGCCGCGGCTGGGCTGTTGACCCCCGAGGAGGTTGAGCGCCGGCAGGTGCGGGAGCGTATGTCGAGGCGGGTCAAGGTGACCCCGACGCTGCCATTCGTGTCGGATACCGGCGGCGTGGTGGCCCAGGGCGTCACCATCGACGGGGTTCTGTATCAGAACGGGCAGCAGGCGACGGTGCCACTGGGCCGCGCGCTGGACATGCGCCACATCCTCTATTGCCTGCAGCAGAACGAGCTTGATTTCGAGGGCAAGGGTCGGCTGCACGGGCTGCGTCGACAGCAGGCCGAGGGCAACAACATGGTGCGCATCTGATGAGCGATCCCGTTTACAGCCAGATGATCGCCGTGCCCGGCATGAAGATCGCCTACCATTTCCAGATCGCCGAGGGGCAGATGATCGCCTACGAGGTGGCGGAGGACCGCACCGCCTCGCTGGAGGATCTGCGCGAGTTATTTGGCCGGCTGGATGACGCGGCGAACTACGTCAAGGCGCGGCGCGACCTGCCGTTTGCCCGGCTGCGGCTGAAGCAGAATCGCGAGAAGCTGGGGAAGGCCGAGAAGGCGCTGCACGATGCCATCGCGAGACAGGAGGCGCACATCGCGCATCTGTCCCAGACCCGCCGCGCGCAACCGGAGCCGATGGCCGTCGATATCAATGCGGTGACCCAGGCGCAGGCCACGCTCCAGGGCATCATCGACACGATCCGGTTCGACGAGGAGGAAATCCCCCGCCTTGAGGCGATCGTCACCGGCCGCGAGCCGCCGCAGGAGACCGCCGAGGAGCGGCCGGCCGGGCTCTCGATCGTCGCTGCGGAATAGTTCATCATGTTGACCGCCTTCGAGCAGATCGAGGAGGCGGTCTATCGCGCTAAGGTGCCGGGCTACACCCTGACATTCGCCATTCGCAACCTGAACGCGATCCTCTCCGATCTTTGCCAGGACTACGATTTCGCGCTGGCCCGCGGCGCCTACAACTTCAATTTCGACCCGGGACTGACCTCGACGTTCGGCAGCGGGCCGATTAAGCTTCCCCTCGACTACCTGCGGACCTCCGGCTCGTCCGGTGCCACCGGGGCCTCGGGCTCGGTCTGGTACAAGTATCCAGCCCCAGAATATCCGCTGGGCTACCAGCCGATCTACATGACGCCGATCGACATCGCCGAGTTCGACGGCTACCCGCAATTCAACCAAAGCAAGTCGCTGCCGGAATTGTGGGCGACCGACATGGGCGGCCCGCTGACCGATCGCATCGTCCTCTCGGCGGTCGGTGATATCACCGGCACTGACGGCACGGTCTCAAACATCATCAACGCAAACGGCTCGACCGTGAGCCTGTCGGGACTGGCCGTCGGCATGTCGGCTGCGGGCGAAGGGATCGAGCCCGGCTCGGTCATTACCGTGATCAACACCTCGACGAATCAGATCACCCTCGACCTCGACACCTCCCGCGCCCGCGACGGCGCCAGCGTCTTCTTCGGCATCGCCCCGGTCGCCTATGTCTATCCGCCGCCGCTGAGCAATTACCCGGTGACGGTGCGCTATCAGCGCCAGATGCCTAGCATCGTCAATCCGCAGACGGTGCCGTGGTTCCCCGACGAGGGATACCTGATTACCGAGCTGGCGTCCCGGCTGTGCGAGATCAGCGACGACCAGCGAGCGCTGTCTCTGCACGGGTTGGCCGATATGCGGATACGGAAGTATTTGCAGAAATCCGACGACAAGACGAACAGGGCGCAGTCGATCCAGCTCGACGCCCGCAACTTCGCCTCTGGTCCGGGAAGCTCGTACCGCCGCGCTCGCCAAACGAAGCACGCCGGATGGCCGTGAGATGGCCACCTCGCTCCGCAATTCGGCTGCGGTTAATTTCCAGGCCAGGGGATTAAGTGACGCCGTAGACGGAACCAACATCGCGCGCGGCGCGATGCGGGCGCTGACTAACCTGGTGCCCGATCCGACGACGCGCGTCC